AAGAATTAGCATTATCATTAGGTGAGGGATTAGGTAAAGCACTAACATTCGTTATGGATGGCGTTATAATGTTAATGGAGAATATGGACAAAGCCGCACCAATCTTTGAATTGATTGGTTCTATTTGGACAAACATTCTATCACCAGCATTATCAATCGCATTCGATATTATCGTTAAACTAGCAGAGGCATTAGGACCAATAGTAGACGTATTGGGACCAGCAATGTCAACAGTCTTTGAAACACTTGGCGGTGTTTTAACTGATGTCGTTATTCCAGCATTTACAACTGTTATTGATACAATAGCAATAGTAGTTGACAAGATTAAAGGAATGATTGAGTGGATAACAAAAGGATTAGGAAAGATTACTGAATTCGGTGCAGGTGTTAAAGGTAAAGTTACAGGTGGCTTCTCATCCGCAGGTGATTGGATAGCATCGAAGATACCTGGATTTGCTGACGGTGGTATTCTACCATCTGGTAAACTTGGTATTGTTGGTGAAGAAGGACCAGAATTAATCAGTGGACCAGCAAAGATAACACCATTCAAATCAGCACTATCACAAGTTGGTGGTTCGAGTGCAGGTGGTTCTCTACAAAAGATGTCTAACGCTACAGCAACAGCAAATATCAATTTTCATATTGCTAACGTTGACGCGTCTGGTGGTGGACAGATGCAAGGCAAAGCAATGAAACAATATATTGAAGGGATATCAATGCAAGTTGCAACTAAACTCCTTCGACAAAATCAAGGTTATGGAGGACTTATCTAATGGCACAAGCATTACCGTTTCAATCAAAATTAAGCACAAGCACCAGTTATTCATCTGAACCTAGACACAGACTAGTTGAGTTCGGTGATGGATATATTCAGAGAAGTTCTTGGGGACCATATGCTGGCAGAAGAAGTCTCAGTGTAGTTCACGAACATTTAAATCAATCAGACTCAGCAACTTTAATTGCTTTTTATGAAGCAAGACACGATGATGCTGTTGCTATTTCAATTCCTGTCAATGTGTTATTAGACACAGCAGGAACATATTATCTCGAATCGTATGATGTTAATATGACAAGTAATCAGTTGAGGACAATAACCGCAAGTATGATTGAGGTATTTGGAGAATGAGTGCAACTAGCGTTTCTCAAAAACTTGTTACTGAAGGCACACTACAATTATTAGAGTTTGACTTCACTTCATTGGGTGGCTCAGCACACGTTTATGTTTCAACAGAACATATGGAAGATAATTCGGGTTATATTCCAGTTGTTACTACTTGGTCAGATGGCGCATCACACACATTTAATAGAATAGACTTTCAAATGTCCGGTATTAGTTGTGATTTAACAGGTAGTATTGCTGAACCAACGCTTAAAGTTGCATCCGCTAGTTTATGGGCATTATCAGATTGGGCATCAGCGACAAGTGGATTTGGTTTAATGGATTATCGTGGTCTTCGTGTAAGAAGACAAAGACAGTTTTTTAACACAAGCACACTCATTGCGCCACAAGTATTCTACGTCAAGTCAGTTGATGAACTGTCAGCAACAACGATTACATTTACTTTAACCCCAAGCCTTGGTTCAGAAAGATTAGATAGACCAAGTGCTAGAAAACTGGATATATAGATTATGTTTAATGATAGTTGGGAAGGCAAAGATTTAGGAGGGTTTATTAAAACAACCCTAGCACAACAGTTGCAGAAATCTAAGTTAGGGCAATTTGCAAATACTTTCGGTATAAGTGCTTTATTGGCTCCTGTAACTAAAAAAACATCAGAAGATAACGCATTAAAGATTGCTGATGGTATTGATATGGGTTATCAAGTCCCAAAGAACATTATACCTATCATCTACGGACATATTGGAATGTCTAACACTCAATTTGACGATGGACAAAAGCCAAGTGACCTTGATGCTGAAGTCATTGTTCAAAGTGTTAAGATGCCAATATCAGAAGGACCAATTCACGGTCCTGCTATGGTAGGCAGTAATTCTAGTATTACTTGGGAAACCAATGATAACTCAATTTATCATCTACGACACGTTATTCTTAATGACTCTTATGTTATTGACCCTGTTACAAATGTAGCGAATTACAAAGACGTTAAGTTTGAAATGACATTAGGTGATGGCGGAACATCGAGTAAAAAAACAGCAACATTAGAAAAAACAAACAGTTTATTAGGCGTTGACATCGAAGCGATAGACGATACAACCAACGACACACTATTAAACGACTTAGGCGATGTTACAGCAGCCAAAGGCGTTAACAATGTTCTCTATTGGAACGCTGCCGCGGGACGATGGGAAGCAAAGTCCTTTAACGACCTACTAAACGAAGCAGGTGCTACCTATGACGGTGGTGCAGGCGGTGATGGTGGCGATGGAGGCACGGGGGGTCCTGGTGGGACTGGAGGCACTGGTGGTGTAGGCCCGGCAGATGGCTTAGGTTTGAGATATACCCAGTGGAATCCCCCACCCACTCATACAGAATCAACAGGAACATTTAAAACCACAACAACAGTTACAGAACCACCAACTACAGGAACAAGTGTAATTTCTGGAAAAGGTGCTCCATTAAGAGTGCCAGAACCATCAGTCGCATCTTATTTTGAATCTAGTCTTACTTTTGATGTTACTGACACAGTTGATACAATTAGTGCAACAATGTATTTTCCAGATGGTATCTATAAAGAACTAACAACAGTTCAAACAGCAATTGATGGACATATTACATTATGTGGAACTCAAAGACCAAACTTAGAAAGTGCAGACAGTGGCGATTTAGATTGTTTGACTCCTAATGTTACAGTAGCATCAGATGGACAATCATCAACAACAAAAACACGCACTACTGGTTCAGTAGAAGTTCATCTTGCTTACACAACAACAATATGCAGTAGAGAATTTATTCTACATGAAGATTTTGTTACGATTAGTCATTTAAAGAATGGTCCATACGAATACACGCATTCAGTAGCAATGACGAGTATGAACGCAGGTGCAGGAACTAAAGATGATGGAACACAACAGGATGGTGCTTTAGCGCCATCTGGTCTCAATCAATTTCCATATACAAGTGCTAGTTGTAATTCAACAGATGTTGCTCTATTCGATTTTAAAGATTGGACACTATCAGATTACTTAACAGCATATCCAGACCAAATTCTAAACGCATCAAACGTAATTAAAGTTTATGCATGGGTCGTGGAAAGTGTAGGACAGAAAGAAAAAACTATTTCAACAAACACATTCTTACGAGGCATGTCAGTCTGTGATGCAATGGATGGTTACGGTGGATTATATGACACAGGTGTAACAGCAGTTACACCATTTAATCAATTTGCACCAGACCATGGATTTAACTATAAGCCGCCTTTGCCCGCAGAAACAGGCGTTGAAGCGTATTCATTAGGCAACAAGCGTTGTGCAGAAAGTGTGGTCGCAGGAACATGGTCAACAACAAAGAATCCAGACCCATTATTAGTATGGGATTACTCGTCAATGGGAACACCAGGCGTAGTAGGAACAACAGGCGCTAGTGGTGGAACAGGAGATTCAGGAGCATCAGGAACAACTGGAGCAGTAACGGTTCCCACGTTAGCGCCACTTCCATTTGTTACTGGTAAAGATGGTTCATATCCAGGCAACGGAATAGCAACAACAGTTACATTACCGACAATTGATGTAACAAATAATGATGCATCAGCAGTTAACACATTAACACTGACAGCATCAAGTGGAACCATTGGCGGAACACTTAACACTGTTACAGTTCCATCAGGAATAACAGCATCAGGTGGTAATACAAAAGTATTAGTTTTGATTGGTAATATTGCTGATATGCAAACATGTTTGAACAGCGGAATAACATTCGCAAGTTCAACCGCAACCAAAGGCGATGTAGGCTTAACATTAAATATTTCAACAAGTGCAGGTTCGAGTTTAGATAATAGAACTATTCGTTCAGCGGCAACTACATCTTATATAGCACCAACGTTTACTATCACTGTAACAGATTATAGTGCTGGTAATAGCGTATTTGATGGATATGTAAGAGGAATAGCAATAATGAATTCTATTACTAATACAACATCAAACACATCAGCGGCAACACAGATTGCTGGTGCGATTAACAGTTATATAGGCAGTCCTGAATGGACAGCAACATCATCAGGTGCTGTTGTAACTGTAACAGGACCAGTAGGATTAGGTGCAAGTTATAATGACATTATGCCAACACAAACAGGCACAATGGCGACAACAATAACAGCAATAACTGGCGGTGTTAGTCCATCAAGAACATCACAGCCAACAAGAAACGCGGGTAACTTGAAAGCAAGATTTATACCTGCATTAGCATTTTCAAACACACTTACTGATACAGCAGTTGCTTTTGCTCAATTAGCCTATCGTCCACCACAAGGTGACGGTCAAACTACTCTATCAGAAGTAGGGTTTATGGTAGGTGGTAGAATGATACAATACGGTAGTAATGGATCATTTTCAGCATGGAAGACTGCGGGTTATACAGGCACATTAGGTTGGACTAATAATCCAGCGTGGGCATTCTTCGACTACTTTACAAATGAAGTATTCGGGTTAGGAAAAGATGTTGCTAGTAAACTAGATGATGCCCAAAAAGAAGCACTATACAATGATGTTTGGAACTTTGCTATCTGGTGTGCCCAAGACCAAGCAGGCGATGACATCATTGACTGTAACGCTATCATTTATGGCGCTGAAAGCAAGATTGAGGTATTACAAAAGATAGCAGCCCTAGGAAACGGTAAGTTTGTTTACTTGAATGGTAATCCTAGATTGATATATGATGGTAGTTCTTTTGCACACGCAGGTTATACACCAACAGTTAAGAAACTAGTTAATCAAAGTAACGCTGGTAATTTAATGTATCAGAGTGGTTCTATTGATAACCTATACAATGTTATCAATGTTAAATTTGCAAACAGATTAAATTACTACAGATTAGAAGAAGTTCAATATAAGAACGCAGCCAGTATCACAAAATTCGGTGAGAGAGAAACAACAATTGATTTTTGGGGTTGTGCTGTTAAACAACAAGCATTATGGCAGGGTGCTTGGCAATATGAAACAGAAGCGGCTAATTCAGAGATGGTTACTTATGTGAGTGGATGGGACCATTTCGATGTTCTACCTGGTGATTTGATTTGCTTGAATGATACACTTAGACCTGATAATTCAGTGTTAGGTGGGCGAGTAATATCAACTGGTTCAGGAACAGTCACATTAGACAGAAGTGCTAGTGGCAGTATCGCAGTTATGGACACAAGTGGTGTTGTTAAATATGGAACAGTATCAGGCACAACAGCAACAGTCAGTGGAACGTTTCAAGCAAACGCAGTATGGAACATTTACACAGGAACATTAGCACAGAATTATCGAGTTGTCGCTATCGAAGAAAGCGAGGATGGAATCTATGCCGTCACAGCACAGAAACACGACCCTGCTAAATATACTAGAGTATGGGCAAACACAATATAGGAATAAATCATGGCATTAGCAAAGACAGTAGCATACACTCCATTTAATAAAACAAGTTTCGGATACGGTTCTGGCGAAATAGCCGCGGCACACAATTCACTGACAAATGTTAAAATAATAATAACAAAGACAAGTGGAAATTGGGACGAGACAGGACACATTTCAACTAAAGGTTCTGGTGGTGCAATTCCTTCTTACAATAAATCACAGTTTGAATGGTCAGTTGAGGGGACAAAAGCAGACGTTGATGCAGTATTAGACGCATTAGATTTCTTCCCAGCAGATTATCCAGCAATTAGAACTTGGACAACAACAGCAACAAAACCAAATGCTACTAATGGAACTTATGCAAATGAGAATCCAGCAGACACAGTTCCTATTCCTGACACAGTTTTCAGTTTAAAAGTTTATAACCCAGATAGTTCTTATGCATTGGTTTCAACTAACGCAGTAACATTTGATGCTACTCAACCAACATTTGGCAAAGTAAGACCTTACTGGTCAACAGCACCAACAGACCAAGATTTATCAACAGCGGCACATAGTGCAGTAGCAGGTGGATTAATCACCACGGGAGTGATTGCACAGGGTAGCGACACAGACCCACTAACTGTTACTTGCGAATTTAGAAACTACGGAACAACAACTCAATACACAGGCATTGCTTACGGACAATTTACTCCTGCTGATAATCAATTTATTGGCGACAAGAAGTCTGGCACTATAAACGCTACAAATAATAGAATAAATTTCACAGGAACAAAAGCAGAAGTTCAATCGTTTCTTAACAATGTTAGATATTATAGACAGATTAATAAACTAACATTTGATATGTTCTTTACACTTTCAAATGGCGTTGTTGGCTCAACTTTAACTAAAAGTGTTTGGTATGCTGATAATGTTATTGGTCTTACTACAGTTCCAGGACAATCATACATTGAAGACACAGCGGCATCATGGGACTTTGGTGCATTAACGACTTCAAGTGTTCCAGCAGATGTT